GATAACAATAGGATTGTTACTGCTATCCCTGTGGATGAAATTAAGCAGTCTGACAGTGGACTGGTTAAGTTTTTAGGATACAAGCAGCTTCCTTATAAGGATGAAGAAATGTTTGTGGTATCATTTAAGCCTAGAATAACTAAAGCTGGAAAAAAGATGGCATCACTAACGTTAGCAGATGCTGCAAGAGACTTACATTCTGTAACAGTATTCCCTACTGCCTTTCCAAAGGCCTACATGAAAATTCAAGAGGGTACTGCATACAAATTTAGTTTTGGTAAAACAAAAGATGGAACAGTCATTATGGAGGATATAGAATAAATGGTTACAGTATATACAAAGCCAGCTTGCGTACAGTGTGACGCAACAAAGCGTATGATGGATAAACTAAAGATTGAGTATACTACGGTAGATATTACTGTAGATGATAAAGCTTTAGAGATGCTACAGGAAAAAGGATTTAGGTCTGCTCCAGTAGTAATAACAGACAATGACTCTTGGGCTGGATTTAATCCAGACAAGATTTCAGATTTGGTGGCATAATGACAACAATGGAAGAAGCTCTAGCAACTCTAGATCCTAGGATTAGAAAGCGTTTGTCTAATGGGGTTGGCTTTAAAATTGAGCATGTGAAAACTCCAAGCTTTGGAATGAACCGTTCTCTTATGGGCGGATTGCCATTAGGAAGACAGGTACTTATTTGGGGTAGCAAGTCAAGTGCAAAGTCATCTCTATGCCTTCAAATGATTGGTGAGGCTCAGAAAGAGGGAAAGCTTTGTGCGTGGATTGACGCCGAGATGTCTTATTCTGAAGACTGGGCGAAAGCTATGGGTGTTGATACAGACAACCTTATTGTGTCACAAGCCAGAACAATTAATGAGATGGTGGATGTCGGGACAAGCTTAATGAATGCAGGAGTTGACATTATTGTTATTGACTCTATAACGTCACTGCTCCCAGCAATTTATTTTGAAAAAGGTACAGATGAGCTCAAAGAGCTTGAGAATACAAAACAAATTGGTGCAGAGTCAAGAGACTTTAGCAATGCGTGGAAGATGTTAAATTATGCTAATAACAAAGTTAAGCCAACAATGCTCGTTCTTATTTCGCAGTCTAGAAATAATATTAGTGCTATGTATACTAGTCAGCAGCCATCTGGTGGTCAGGCTACTAAGTTTTATTCCTCGACTGTTATTAAGCTTTTTTCATCTGAGTCAGACAATCAAGCAATCAAGGGCAAGATCAAGGTAGGAGATAAATTAATTGAAGAAAAGATTGGCAGGAAAGTTCGTTGGGAAATTCAGTTTTCTAAAACCAGTCCTGCTTTTGCATCTGGGGAGTACGACTTCTATTTCCGTGGTGATCGCCTGGGCATTGACTCTATTGGTGACTTGGTTGATACAGCAGAGCTAGCAGGCATTGTAGAGCGTACAGGAGCCTGGTACGTGCTCCCAGACGGCTCTAAGGTACAAGGTAGAGATGGTTTTGTGAATCGTGTTAGGGAAGACCTAGACCTTCAAAACTCCATCAAGGAAAAGCTTAATGGCTAAATACACTGTTTACCCTGGAAAGTTTAAGTGTCAAACCTGTAAACAAGAAGTGACATCCTTAAGGCTCTATGCAGAAACTAAAGAGGTAACATGGATGTGTTCAGAAAAGCATCTAAGTTCCGTAATGCTAAATGTAAAGAAAACTAAGAAAGACTATGAGCGAAAAGAGCGAGAGTAAAAGAATTGGTGCTAAGCAGCACAAAAATTCTGGTAGAGGAACTCACAAGGGGGATGCTTCTTGGGAAAACTTTACCATCGACTTTAAAGAGGTCGGCAAGTCCTTTACACTAAACAAAGATGTATGGGCTAAAGCAACCACAGACGCTATCAGGAATGGTAACGATCCAGCCATCGTTGTTGTTTTGGGGGAATCAGGAATTAAAACAAGATTAGCTGTTATAGAGATGTCGATACTTGAGCAACTCATTGACGGAGAAAATAATGTATAATTTTAACAAAATGATAGAAGGATAAAAATGGAACAAACAACGATTGAATCAATAAATGGGCTAGCAGAGATAGCTGACTATATGAATGATGAAGAGCTAAACACTGCCCTAACATTCATTGCTAAGGTAATCCTAAAGCCAGATATCCCCCTAAACGTAGTAACAGTAGAGATTGTTAGGCTACAGGCGATTGCTGCCAAGATGGCTTTCAGGGCAACCTGGATGGCCAATGTTGACAAGAGCGATAGAGGAAAGAAAAACCTTTATTATACCGCAGCAGAATCCATTAACAACCTAGTGTCCGCCTTGAAATATATTGCCAGATAGTGTATACTAGAAGGATATAGAAAAGAGTTTTTAAAATGACAAAAAGTTTATTGCAACAAGTAATGCTTAAAACAGAAGAAAAGATTATGTCTCGTCCATCTTTCGTGGACAAAGAGGCATTAATTGAAAAGATTAAGTCTGGCTACACCGTTAAGCGTGTAGATAAGTTCCAGACTAAAAAGACATTTGCCCCAAGCACCATTGCCTATTCTCATGGAGAATGTCCAAGATACTGGTACCTAGCATTTGAGGGTGCAATGTTTGAGGATAATGCAGACGCCTATGGCGGAGCTAACATGACAGCTGGAACAAAGTCTCACGAAAGAATCCAGCAAGCTATGGAAGATGCTGGAATCCTAAAGAATTCCGAATTCAAGATTACATATCCAGATCCACCAATCTTTGGCTACGGAGATGTAATCTTAGAGTGGGAGAACGAAGACCTTCTTGGTGAAATTAAAACAATGCCAAACGAAGGCTTTGAGTATCGTAAACTTGCGGGTAAGCCAAAAGCTGGTCATTTGATTCAGCTATTGATTTACATGAAGGTACTAAACAAAAGCAAGGCAATCCTTATTTATGAAAACAAGAACAATCACGAACTGTTGATTTTTCCTGTAGAATTAAATGAGTATTCTTTTAAGTGGGTAGAGAACGCTTTTGAGTGGATGAGAACAGTTAGAAAGGCTTGGGAAAATAAAACCCTGCCTGAGAAAAACTATAGGTCTAACTCAAAAATTTGCAAGACTTGCCCAATTCGGGCAACGTGTGATCTTGCAGGCTCTGGAGAGATTAAGATTAAATCTTTGGAGTCTTTGGATGAAACATTGTCAATGGTGTGATACTGGGTTTGAGGCTGCGGTCTCTTATCAAATATATTGTTCTGCAGAATGTAGGGAGGCTGCAACTAAAGAAAAGATTGCTGAAAGATATCAGCTTTCTAGAATTAGTCGCAGAGCAGGTAAAGTTAGAAAATGCAAAACTTGCGACCAAACATTGTCTATGTACAACGACGATCCTATTTGCAGCAAGTGCTTGATAAATCCTACAGACATATCCACTGTGCTAAAAGATATAAAGAGGTTGTCTAATGGTAAAGGTTAGTCTTTTGAGTAATCCAGTAAAGAATCTTTGTGCTATTGATGCTAGTACTAATAGTCTTGCATTTGCAATTTTTACTGACAAAGAATTAGTAGCTTCTGGAAAAATAAAGTTTAGTGGTATTGATACCTACGTAAAGGTAGGTGATGCTGCCCGAAAATCATTTGCATTTTTAAAAAACTTTGAGATTGACGCAATTGTAATTGAGCATACTGTATTTATGAATAGCCCAAAGACAGCTGCTGACCTAGCCTTGGTTCAAGGTGGACTGCTTGGTGCAGCCAGAATGGCTGGTATAAAAAGGTTTGGATCTGTTAGCCCAATAACCTGGCAAAACTATATAGGAAATAAAAAGCTAACCACTCCAGAAAAGCTTGAGGTTGCAAATGCAAATCCTGGAAAAGCTGCATCAACTTTAAAGTCAATTGAAAGAGAGCTTAGGAAACAAAAAACAATTAAGTTTGTAAACTCCTACTATGATAAGAATATCTCTGACAACGATGTTGCGGATGCTGTTGCAATCGGTCATTATTCAATTAATAATTTGCAAAAGGTTGGCTTCTAAGATGGCAACTAAATTGTATACGAACGAAGCCTGGCTAAAGAAAAGGTATTGGCTAGACAAAAAAACACCAGAAGAGATTGCAAAAGAGTGTGGCACAAGCTTAGAAACAATCTACGTTTATTTGGCTAAATTTAAATTAAGGAAGTCTAGACGATGAGCATACAAACAGAAAAAGATATTGAAAGAGTTTCGAATCAGGTAAAAGATTTATTAATCTCTAAGAATAGGTCTTATGGAGATTCTGCCTTACACCCTTCAAGAATATTTTCAAAAGCTGACAACGTAGAGCAGCTACTCGTTCGTATTGATGACAAGCTTTCTCGCATACAAAATGGACACGACTGGCCAGGGGATAACGAAATTGATGATCTACTAGGATACTTAATTCTATTAAAGATTGCCAAGGAAAGATCTTCTAATGAATAACAAGAGAAGTGCTCCAGTAAGAGAAACCAAGTTTGACAAGGTTGGAGAGATTTTGGTTAATGGAAGAATAGTAGTCGCAGGCGACATAATTAAAATTCATGGGGAGCATGGTGCAAAGTTTAGGTTTAACAGTTTGGTAACAAATAAAGAAACTGGTGCCGTCTGGGTAGATTGCTTTGAGATGGACAAGTCTATGGCATCTGCATGGAGATCCTTCAGACCTGATAGAATTAAGCTTATACCAATAAAGAGGAGCAGGAAAAATGTCAACCGAGGATAACCTAATTGAACATCTAGATCAGGTAAACAAAGTTGTTGAAGAGTACCTTAAGGGCAATGATCCAACACAAATATCAAAAGAGCTTGCATTGCCAAGACAAAAGGTTGTCTCGTATATTAATGAGTGGAAGGTCATGGCTGCAGACAATGCTGCCATTCGTGCTAGAGCTAAAGAAGCCTTGGTAGGAGCAGATACTCACTATAGCAAGCTTATTCAAAAAGCTTATGAGGTTATTGATGACGCAACAACATCGGCAAACCTTAGTGCAAAGACTTCTGCAATTAAGCTAGTCCTTGACATTGAGGCAAGAAGAATAGATATGCTACAAAAAGCGGGACTCTTAGAAAATAAAGAGCTAGCAGAAGAAATGCTAGATATTGAGCGTAAGCAAGAAGTACTAGTTAATATTCTTAAGGACATGGCAACAGAGCACCCAGAAGTTAGAGATAAGATTATGCGTAGGCTCTCTGACATTTCTAAAGAGCGAGAGGTCATAACAATTGTCAGCGATGTTTGATGAGTTCTTAGAAGTTTTAAAAAATAATAACTTTGAAGAAATTCCTGTAGATGCAAAAACATTTGTGGAGGGGGAAGATTTCCTTGGCCAGCCTCCCCTGTCCGACATCCAGTATGACATCGTAGAGGCTATGAGTCAAATATATAAGCTAGAAGACTTAATCGACATAATGGGAGAAGAAGATGGAAGAAGATACTATAAGAAGTATACAAAAAACGAAATTATTCTACAGCTGGGTAAAGGATCGGGCAAGGACTTTACCTCTACGGTTGCGTGTTCGTATATTGTATATAAACTTTTATGTCTTAAAGATCCTGCACGGTATTTTGGAAAACCTGCTGGTGATGCCATTGATATCATCAACGTTGCGATTAACGCACAGCAAGCGAAAAACGTATTCTTTAAAGGCTTTAAGTCTAAGATTGAGCGGTCGCCTTGGTTCGCTGGAAAATTTAACCCCAAAGCTGAGTCTGTCGAATTTGATAAATCTATCACAGTCTACTCAGGACACTCGGAAAGAGAGTCACACGAGGGCCTTAACCTTATACTGGCGGTACTTGATGAGATCTCTGGATTTGCTACTGAGATTGGAACTGGCAATGATCAAGGTAAAACTGCGGATAACATTTATAAAGCGTTTCGTGCTTCAGTAGACTCTCGTTTTCCAGATCTAGGTAAGGTTGCTCTACTGTCTTTTCCACGTTTTCCAGGAGACTTTATCTCTCAAAGGTATGATGCAGTGATTGCAGAA